ATCAATGTCACTTGGATGTCCACCTTTAGCAACAGGTATAATATGATCAATGCATGGTGACAATGGATGTGGATATTTATATGTGAAATCTACTGGCTTTCCACATATTCCACACACTGATTGACTTGCATATATTCTCTTCTTGTTCCTTTCAAATTGTTTTCTATGTGCTCCATCCCTATCTAATCTCTTTATGGGTGCCATGCTTTCACCTCCTAGGGTATAAAAAAACAACGATTATTTATATCGTTGCTTTACTTCAAACAAAATAAAAAAAGATTTTCAAACGTTACAGTATGACAGATAAAGAAAAAATCATTCTTGAACTTACAAGATTATCTAGTGAGTATTCTAGATTTGCTAATAGTCTTGCTTTACTCATCTTTTTTTACAATACCATTATAACATATTAATCATGATAATTTTTATCATCTTTCAACATTTTATTTATTAGCAATTCTTTATCCCTATATAATTGAGCTTGTGATTTATTCACTTTATCTACTAACTCATTAATACCTTTGTTATTACAATAATATTCAATTATAAATGTTCTTTGCCATTCTTCGTCTAACTTATTTAAACATTCTTCAATATACTTTACACGTGCTTTGAATCCATATATGTCTCTATCTTTCAAATCAACTAATTCATCACGTCTTTTTATATATTCTTCTTGATCGGCAAGAAGAGTTAATAACGGTTCGTGTACTGCTGATGTTGGAATACAATCATGGTCTATACTTTTTACATTACCATAATTTAACTCAATATCAATTTCATGTATCTTTTCTTCATAAAAGGCAATACGATCAGCAAATATATAGCTGTCATTTTCTAACCATTTTTTTATAAAGTTGTAATTTTTTAATTCATTCTTTAGATATTCTATTTTTTCATTCTTCATCAGCAGTTCCTCCCTATTATCTTCTATTTAAAGACAAAACTATAGCACTTGATATAATCCCACAAGATACACCTATAACAAGCGTAATTATTACATCAATCATTTACTACCTCCTTTATAAATTAATGGTTTACAATCACTATCTACAAGCATTGTAAAATTCCCACAATTATATCCTCCAGCACTTACAGTATACATAACCTTTGTCTCTTTATCGTAGACAACATTCCATGAAGCTCCTTCTTCTACAATGACAAATCTAGATGTTTCTTGTACATCTTCTTTTTTAGCTTTGGTTGTTGCACACCCACTTAAGCCAAATAACATTAACATTGCTAATGCACTAATCATTATTTTTTTCATATCTCATAACCTCCAATTTGTGATTAAGTTGTCTTAAATTAAATTCACATTGTTTATTGACTGTTTCTCTTTTTGATTTTTCTAATTCTTCAAGCTCTCTACGAACTAATCGCTCTAAAATATCAATGTCAATTATGTCTAGTTTATTCATCATCTTTCAACCTCTCTTCCAATCTCTTTAATTTTCTAAATTTCTTGATTTCTAACATTTGACTATCAATATTACATATCATTCTTAATTGTTCTAACATGATATAAACATCTGCCATTTCTTCGGTTATTTCTTCTATGTTGTTTCTCCCGCGTTTCTTTTTACAGATTTCTTTTGTTAACTCCGACATTTCCTCTATACACATATCTAATTGTGCATTAACTCCATATTTATTGATCGCTTTTGCTAAAATGTCTCCTTCCCATTTCTGCATTTTATTACCTCCTTAATTCTGTTAATTTTTTGCCACACCTATAACACTTGCTGTTATTAGCATATTTCTTTGGATAGATAATGATCTTTTTACACTTATAGCAATACATTTTTATACTTTTCACTGCATCCACCTCAAATCAAACTCTTTTTTCTTGTATCTGTTATTACAAATATCGCTTACCATCTGATAACTACAATACAGTTTTCTTCCTGCTTCTCTAACAGAATAAAACGTCCTGACAAGTTCATTATTCTTATATAATCCTACTTCCTTGTTTTTTGTGTTTTTCTTTCCTGTTATCTTTGAATACAGTCTCTTATCTGTAATTATCATGTTGTCTATCGATACATTTCTAGGATTATTATCCTTTAAAATAACGGCATCTGTTTCTTTGTAACTTCTTATAAACAGTCTTGCTATTAATCTTTTTGCATTAAAGTCTTTTGGTCCTAGCTTCACCATATATATTTTTTTATTCTTTGATGTTTTGATAAACCCTTTCATATACTTCTTTTTGCCATTTTTGTAAATCACATAAAATTTACCATCTGCAGTTGCATAGTATCTTCTTCCTTTTTTTGTTTCTAAAACTAATCTTGTCTTGAAAATGTTTTCTTGCTTTTTATGGTTATGATCATCTTCAACTAAAATATAACAATTTCTAAATACCTCACTATTGTTAATGAAATGTCTGAATTGACCTTCCGTTTTTAATCCGAGTTCATCCATAACTTCTTTTGCTGTTATCCTTCCACAGACATTAGTAATGTCTTTTTTATCAAGCATGAGATAAGTAATCATTTTCGCTTGCCCCTTATTGTTTCATTTCACCAATATATATTGGTTCAGGTGCTTCCTGTATCTCACCATCAATATTCAGCTGTCCTACAGCAACATTTGTAATTTCTTGCAATTTATTAGTGATAACCCCTGTATCCTTATCCATTTCTCTAATATTAAATAACGTAGATTGAACTGTGTTCAATGGTCTTAGCTTTGCTACTGGAGTACCTTCAATGATAATTTGTTTCTTATCATTAATAGGTTTAATTTTAATTTTTAGTATTAATTCTCTTGGTTTATCATCTGTATTGATATCATTGATATTATTGATGATCTTCTCTAATTCATAATCAATATTTTTTACAAGTTGCCTGTTTTGAATTCCAAGAATACCTAATTTCTGTACTTTTTTTGAATTTGCTATTTCACTCATCTTCATCTCTCCTATCCAACAACTACAACTGTTTGACTTTCAATTTCATCTTTTAAATTGTCTTCTAAATATCTGACAATTTCTTTTTGAACTTCATATTTCCATTGTCCACCATCAGCTTCCCTTAAACAAACAGTACCATCTTTATTGACTCTGAATAAGAATTTAGATTCAACCTGTTCAATTTCTTCATAAGTTCTAATTGGTTTAAGTTTTACAATGGGCTGCACTTGAAAACTTTTATTTATTGAAGTCCCTTGCTTTGCTGTGACTGTTTGACCTATACCATCATCATCAAATTGTACTTCTTCAACAATTCTTAATGATGAAAGCGAACTGATAAATTTTTTGGTATTTTCAGTTGGAATATATGCTGTTGACAATAAAATAATCATTTCTTCAACAGATAATCTTTGACCCATTTGTAAATGAGGAATCATTGGATTTGCTTCAAAAAGATAATTTCTTGTTTTATCTGTATTTAATGCGCTCATGACTACAATTTCATTAAAATTAACTTTTACAATCAATGGTTCATAAATATCTAGTACATCCTTTGAATCAATCTTGTTGTTTTTTATTAATTTAATCAATCCATCTAAGCTATTCACTTCAATTACGGCAGTTGATGGCTTATGTAATCTTTCATATCCTGATACTTTTTTAACATAATCGACACCACCATAATTAATAATCTCTGGTTCTACCTTTTCATTCACTAATTTTTCAATCTTATCTGCTAATTCTTTTAACATTTTTCTTCTCCTCTTTTCTTCTATTTTTTATGTTTTTTAACGTCTTTTTAACCTATTATTATATTGATTGGAAATTATTCAAATAATGTTGATTTCATCATTATAATTTCAGTTTTTTTTAAAAATAACTTTTTATACTTTTTTTACCATGGTTTAATGTTTTTATTGTATATATTTATACCTCATCATCTTGTGGCATTTGAAACATATTATATGTAAGTCCATCTTCTGCTTCTACTATACTGTGTTCTAACATATCTAATACTTTTAATGCCTTTTCTTTAGATGAATAAACACCTATGTAATCATAAGTTTCATCTATGCCACTATTAGCTAAAATTTCATAACAATCATTTTCAACATTAATTTCAAATTTCTTACAATTTATTAATGCCATTTCATTTTGACTTCTAACCCAAATTCCCATGTTTAATTCTCCTCAAACAATCCCAGTTCTTTCATGTTGTACCTTTTGTTAACTTCCATGCCTTTGTACATCGTGTCTTTTTCAAAATCCGGAAATGTTAAATTATCTCCAGCTCCACCAATCGCAACATTTATATAATGATAATCTGCTATATCTTTATATTTAACAATAAAATTAACATTATCTTTAAACGGTCTTAAAACGTTTTCTAGATAACGTTTTTCAACATCATCTAGTATTTGTTCTTCGATTTCATATTCTCCGGTTAATAACTTTCTTAAAGTACAATTATCTATGCAATAGTTTTCTAAACAAATCAATCCACATTCATTGATTTTATATTTACTATAGAAATTCATAATTTTAAATTGTTTATTAAACCCAACTCCTAATAAATTTGCGACTTCTTTCATTCTGTTTTTTTTCATTTTTCATCATCCTTTCTTTTTTTGTGATATTTTAAAATAAACTCAATTGTTCTACTTCTAACTTTTCTTCAAATTCACCACATCCCATTTCTTTAAGCTGTCTATCTTTATTGTTGTTTATAATCCAACCAACTATATATTTTTCTTTATGGCATCCATACCTAAAGCAATATCTATCTTTTGAATACTCTGTTTTTGTTCTATCTAAATACTTACACTCATAACATGACCATTTATACATGAAATCACTATCCCATAGCATCAAATATATCTATTTGCTTTTTTAGTATATTACACCTTTCATTAAAAATAATTTTTCTGAATATACTTTCAAATATTGTTACTGGTATAGAATTACCTGCTTGTTTATATAACGCTCCATTCATTTTGTTTTTTTTGCTTGGATTAGCCCTTAATGCATTTTCAAAATCTTCATCACTGTACCCTTGTAATCTCCAACACTCACGTTCTGTTAAATATCTGTACTTTCCATCACCTATTTCTATTACTCCAGAATTAGGTGATCTCATTTGTTTACATGTGATCGTTGATGCACAATCTTTTATGACAGGTACCTTAAATGAACCTTTCATACCAATTTTCTTTAACATACTAGGCTGTGTTACAATATAATGATCTTCATATTCCTTTTCTAAAAAATCATTTATATTTTTCATTGGCGTTTTAATTAGTTCATCAAAATCAAACATTTCACCATCTAAGCATGAAACTGTAAAATATCTTTGTCTTTTCTGTGGCAGTCCAAAATCTCTTGCGTCAAGCAGTTCGAATGAATTTGTATATCCAAGTTTAGACATCTCATCTAGATATCTATTATGATTTTTAACCATATATTTAGAGCGAGTATTCTTTACATTTTCCCATATCACATATTTCGGCTTCCATTCACCCATATTTTTAATAATTTTAATTGTTTCCCACATCAAAGAACTTCTTGTTTCACTTCCTTCATCAGCTCCTTTTTGGTGACCTGCAATACTGAAATCCTGGCAAGGTGACCCATGAATCAGAATGTCTGGTTTCAAATTCCATCCAACAACTGATTGAGTTTTGTATTCTAAATCGTTTTTGAACATAGCATTATATGATCTAACTGCTTTTTCATCAATTTCAACATAATCTATAGCTTTAACTGGTACACCTATATTTCTTAATGCACATCTTGGTGAACCTATTCCACCAAACAGCTCTAAAATCTTAACTTGTTCCATAATTACATCTTCTTATAACCTAAATCCATTTTCTTTTACATCTTCATAATGGAAAATTTTCATACCAGTTACCATCGCATACATCATCTCTAAATTAGTTCCCTTAGAATTATCTGTATTTTCTATAAAACAAATAGCATCACATTTCATCAGTTCACACAATCCCATATCAATGTAATCCTTATAGTCAAATCCTAAATTTTTAATTGGATTAATCACAGCATGCCCTCTTTCTTTAAAAAACAATTCTGCTTCTGCGAAATCATTTATGTAATTAGGATTGTTTGTGATACTTCCTGCTATATATACTTTCATTTTTTCATCTCCTTTAAAATAATGTTGGTTGGCTCATACTCAGCTCTAAATCTTTAATATACTTTTCACCAGTTTTAAAATAGCTTTCTTTAAGTTCTACACCTACTGCTTTTCTGTTTAACTTGATTGCTGTATAAGGTACACTCATTACTCCACCAAAAGGATCAAAAACAACTTCATTCTCATTTGTATACCACTTTATTAAATGTTCTATCAAATCTAATTGTAATGGTGTCATATGTTTTTCGTCTTTATCTTCCTTTGCTATTTTAGTGTTTAATACATTTGTTCTTGATACTTTAGGGCTTTTATCTACTGCCCAACATGGACTTGCTAATTCTGTCCATTGATGAAATTCTTCATCATTATTTTCATGATTAACATGTATCCATTCTTCTTCTCTTTCACATTTTTGCATCAGTACAACATAATCAGGCATTCCCGTTCTTGTTATCTCTGCAAACTTCTTATATGAGTTCCATAGGATACTTGCTGATTTAGTCCTTGTTGCTTCTATCTGTGGATCAGTCCATACAGTAATCTCACCATGATAAATCCAACCATGATTTTGAAATGCTTTGATAACCATACCTCTAAAGTCAACTAATCCCATAGCTCCATCTCTTCCCTTAAATGTTGGAATCTGTTTGAGGTGTAAAGCAATAATGCGACCAGGTTTTGTAATTCTGTACAGTTCAGGTATCAAAAAATCCATTTGATTAAAAAATTGATCTAAATCTTTTACATTTGAGAAATCTCTTTCATCATCACTGTATGTATAGAGATTAGCAAATGGTATTGATGTGACTGTTAAATCTATGCAGTCATTAGGTAACTGACTGCATACATTTACGCAATCATCGTTGTATAGCTTATATCTCATATGAATTGTGGCAGCTCTATTCTTTGTAAATAGTCTACCTTTTTCATCTCCTCTCCTTTAAAAGATAACAACTGTATTTCTTTTGTTGATATATCCATTTTGTTTTTTAGTTCTTCTTGAACTTTTTTCTTTTTATTAATTGTTTCTAAAATATGCAATTCTGTTGATCCTAATACGATATAAGAATAAACGTCTTTCTTCTGTCCAAATCTGTATATTCTTCTTAATGACTGATAGTAATTTTCATAGGAATATGTCAATCCACAAAAGATAACATTATGACAGTTTTGAAAGTTCATTCCATATCCGAATATTTTGGGTTTTGAAATCAACACTCTTATTTTTCCGTTTTTAAAATCAAGTGCACTCTGTTCTTTAAAAGATGATTTATCACTTCCTTTGACTTCTACTGCTTCTGGTATATATTTTTTTAACAAACTTGATTCTTCATTTGTATCACACCATATGAGATATTGTTCATTATCTTTCGCAGCTATTTCTGCACATTTCTTAGCTCTTGCATCTGCAGTTCTGTGCTTTTCCTGATGAAATGCAGTTGCTGATGTTCCTATCTCTCTGAAAAATCCATTTTCAAAGTTATAATCAATTTGATCTATTTCTATGGTGATATTCTTTTCATGTAGTTCTGGTAAAACATAGTAATCTGCTTTATATCCTAAATCTTGTGGGCTTTCTATATTGATGGACCAGTTGCAGCACCATCTATAAAAATCTTTTGTTGCATGACCCTTTAAACGATATTGACCTGTTTTCATATCATTGATGAAATAAGTCGCCAATGCTTTTGCAGTCGTTGTAATCCTTAAGAAATCAGCATGATTTAGCAATTCCATTAGATCATTGGGTGCTGGTGTTGCTGTACAGCATAGCTTATACTCTGTATTTTCAAAAGCCTTTGTTAATCTTGTTCTGACTTTTCCTGTAAAGTTCTTTAATATGCTAGATTCATCTAACACAACTCCACCAAATACAGATGTATCAATATTCTCTAGCTGTTCATAATTAATAATATTGATTCCATCTGTTACATGGTTATCTTTGATTATATTGACTTCATATCCTAGCTTTGGAGCTTCTTCATATGCAGTCTGAACAGTTACACCTAAAGGTGCTAAAATCAATACAGGTTTATTGATATGCTTATACACCTGATAAGCCCACTCCAGCTGCTGCAGTGTCTTACCCATCCCACATGATTCAAACAGACAAAATCTTTTTGTCTCTAATGCTTTTTTTACAATAGCTTTTTGGTAGTCGAACAATACACTATTTAAATCATCTTCTTCAACTTCTATACCTTTGCTGATCTTTTCAGCTTTTTTTGAGTTTAAAAATTCATTATAATTCATTTATGACCTCCTCATTTTCAATCTTCTGATTAATTCCAAATTCTGTTTTTTCAAACGATCATAATCATCAACGTTAAAACCAATTTTCTTTTTTTGTTTCTTATTTTCTTTTCTTAGCTCCGTATTTTCTTGAGTTAAGACAGATACTTCTTTTAGCAGCTTTTCATATTCTCTTCTCAATACTGCAGTATCTTCTTTAAATGGCTGCTTTTTTGATTCTTTTAGCTTTTGAATTTGTTTTCTTAGTCCATTGATTTCATGTCTTGATTCATCCAATGCATCAAGCAATTCATCGTGTTCAATTTCTAACGGCTCTACATATTCTTTGTAGAATGCATATTTAGCAGTATTTTCCAATGCTTCAATGATATATTCTTCTGTTATATCCATTGTTTCGACTAAAACTCTAAATCTTCTTCTCTTATATCAAACAAATTCATTTCATCATTAAAGCTATCATTGTTCACATCTTCACTATGTGATTGTTGATTGTTGTCTTTTTCTTTCTTTGTATTTATAAATTGAACACTGCTGCATAATACTTCTGTTACATAAACTTTTTGACCTTGAGCATTATCATAACTTCTTGATTGTAATCTTCCTTCAACTCCAACCAACGAACCTTTAGAACAATATTTTTCTACGTTCTCTGCAATCTTATTCCAAACAACGCAATTAATATAATCAGCTTGTTGTCCATCTGCTGAATTATAATTACGATTCAAAGCTAAATTAAAATTTGTTACTGCAGCACCTGAATTTGTTATCCTTAATTCAGGATCCCTTGTCATTCTCCCTACTAAGACAACTCTATTTATCATCTCTTATATTCCTTTCTAATGTCATTGAAAATTCTCTTTCATACCCTCTTGAAAGCTCAACAAAATAAAGTGATGGGCTTAGTTTGTTTGCTAGTTTTCTTAATCTTAATTTATATAAGATTTTCACTATTGCTCTTTTCATATGATTTATCCTTCTTTATTAATCACTATTCTTTTGTTTGTTGTTTTATTAAGGAACTCATAGAATGTTGTTGTATTTTTCGTATATAAATAATCCTTTGGATCAAGCCCGTTCTTTAATAAAACCATCTTCATTTCTCTTGTGATTCTTCTTCCATTTTTCATGATTTTCACTCCTTTTTTCAATCTTTTTAACCTATAATTATATTGATTGGAAATTATTCAAATAATGTTGATTTCATCAATATAATTTCAATTTTTTCTCAAAAAAACTTTTTATACTTTTTTACTTTGATTTTTCATCTTTCGAGAACGTTAATATCACTTCTACAGTTCTATTCAAGTCATTCCTATGTACTGCATATCCTATCAGCTGTTCATCATGATATTTCTTCTTTTGTTCTTCTATGAAATCATAAAATGAATTAAATGTTTCTATACTGATTGTCAAATGTCTTTCAAATCTCATTTTTCTTCTACCTTTATATAATTTGTTTATCTGTATTTTCCAACTATCTTTTTTATATTTTTTATCCTATAATAATTGTGAGGTGATTATTATGTCTTATCCTAATCGTGAAAAATTTTATAAACTTTATTGTCCAGCAACAGATAAAATAATTACATACAGAATTGTATCTCATTATAATTCAGAATGTATCTTTGCCAGCCATAATCTAAGTTATGAATGCATGGATTCTTGTCGTTGCCCTTTCACTTTTTGTAAAGCTGAATATGATGAATACGAGCATAAACTAATAGTTAGAAAATAAATGTTTTTATTTTGTCTTATTGAAGTACCTCTCTATTTTTTTATTTAACTTCATACATTCGTCTACAATATCTTTTATTTCTTCGATTTCCAAATTCTGTGTATTGATCAAATTAATAACTGCGAATGTTGTGTTTGGTATCATTTCCCCTGACTGTAATTCAACTTCTTCATATGATATATCAGCATCCTTCATTCTTTCAGCAGCTATGCATCCTATAGGATTTTCTGTATATATACCTTTTGTTTCTGTTATAAATTTTTCTTTTCTCCTTGCGATTGTTATTTGTGCTTTCATCTTTTTGCTCCTTCTAGTATTTCATTTTTTCCAATCTCTTCTTTTTCATTTTGTTTGTCGTTCTTGTGTATATCCTTGTCGTTTCAATTGATCCATGACCAAGGATGTCAGCGAGTTCACTTATATCTCCACCATCTTGTATAAACTTCACTGCGAATAAGTGTCTGAAACTATGCGGATGGACCTTTTCTAGATCAATTCCTCTACATCTTCCAGCTACTTTTTTTAACCTTTTATAAACTGTAGTCTTGTGCAGCATAGTTCCTTCTTTTTTTCCTCTAAAGACATAGCCACTTTCAATATGATTACTTTCACAATATTTCTGCAGTTCATTTTTGAGAGCATTAACAAGAATAATATCTCTTATCTTTCCTTTGTTGGTCACCTGAATGTAGTTGCTTTTGATTGCTTCTACTGTAAAAAATTTCAGTTCCTCTGCTCTTATCCCAGTAAAAGCAAATATCCTCATGACTAAATACATTTCATAGTCATGTTTTTTAGCAACCCTTAGCATTCTTTTTAAGTCTTCTGGCTCTAGAACATTCTCTAGAGATGATTTTTTCTGTAATTTAATATTTTTTAGAGTGTTGACTCCTCTGTATTTTCTTAGCTTATAGAATTCAAAATCATCTTTATCAACAAGTTCTATGTATTTTATGAACTTATTGATGACAATGATGTAGTTATTAACAGTCTTAGGGCTGTATTTTTCTACAAGTAAACTTTTAAAATTAATGATGTCAAACTTGCTGACTTCATCATATTTTAAAGAATCAACAAATAGAGAAATAACATGTTCATAATGTTTAAGTGTGTTTGCACTCTTTTCATCTGCTTTTTCTTCTAAGAGATATGGTTTTATTGCCTTTTCAATATCTAATTTTCTCATTTGTTGCTCCTTTCATTTTTCTTTGTCATTTCTATGTAAATATAAAATCTATGATTAATGTTGTTGTATCTGATTTGAACATTTTGAAACTTCATGTTCTTGTATCTTTTTTCTGCATATACTTGAGATAAAGATGGATCATCAACTATCTTCTTAACATGACGTGTTTGAAATACTGAATATGTTTTTCTTTCTGTTGGTTTTTTCAAATTCTTTGATGAAACCCACATCTTTTGATACTCTTCTCTTGAAGATGAATCTTTAGCTAGATAGTTTGCTAAACCTGTTAATCCATCTTCATCTTTATTTATTTTTCTTGTATTGTTTCTCCTACCACATTTCCATGTATTTTCTACCTCATCCATTGTTAAACCTTGTTCTAGAATTAGGTGATGATGGTATCTTTTTCTCTTTTCGGTTATATAAATGTATTTAGCATTTTTTAAACCAAGTTTTTTTCTTTTGTAATTTATCCTCTTCATGAAGTTTCTTATATTTCTTTGTGCTTCATCCATAGACTTAGGATTATGATCAGCATCATATGTTAATGTCACCCACAAATCACCATCATTGAAATTAGTGTTAATCAGTCGCCTTAACCTCTTCTTTGCATTCTTGTCATTAAGGCATTTTGTCTTTTTGCGATCTGATTTTTTTATCTTATATTTCTCTTTTTGTTTTTTTGAAAACATAGGATATATTTCAATTTCAAATTGTGATCCTGACTTAATTGTCTTTGTTACATATGCACTTTTTATAAATCCCTTTTTTATATAATTTTCAATCTCTACATCATTCAGCTTTTCCAAGTTCAAATCAAAAGTATTCTCATAATCATAGTTACTATAATTATCACTATACTTTTTCACTATCTTTTCTTTCTTTATCGTCGATTTGTTACTACCTATAACGAGGACGATAATACGCTGTTTGATTGTGTTTTTTACATTGCTTTTTAGTACAATATATGCTATAATATTGATGTACCCAAAATGTCAAGGTATCAACACTTTTTAAAAAAGCATCTTAGCGTAATTGATGCTTTTTTATTTTGCTCTTTTAATTCTTATTACTTGTTTTACTATAAATAAACTCTTGTAATTCTGTTCCTAATTTCATTACATTTCTCCTTATGATCTCCTTAATATCATTTTCATCTGCTTTTAAATAATCTGCTAAATCGTGTATGTTTTTCTTGTTAAACTTTAATTCTATTGTTGATCCAAAAGGTGCAGCTTTAATATTTATATTTGCTATTTCCTCTGATAACTCATCAATCATCATTTTATATAATTCATCCATTATTTCTTTTCCTCCCACTTTATCTTTTGTTCCTGTTGCCATTCTCGGCTTTGTACCTCCTGAATGTTATTCACTACGATAATAGACACAATAATTGCTATTATCAGTGCAATAAACATAAGTGTTTCAAATCCCTTATCGCTTAATCTTCTCATTTTTCTTGCTTTTTCCTTTCCAATCACTTAAAATATAAGTGATTAAATTTATTGATTTAATTTCTTTGAATCGACTTGGCAGAGTCGATTTTTTGTTTCGCACTTATACACCTTTCTAAACTAGTTAAATCCATTCCTTTGTATTTCTCTTGAAATTGTTGCAATGCCCATAATGGGAATTTAAAACCATCACCCATTTTTATTGGTTCAAGGATTTTACTATCGACAAGATTTTCAAATGCAATTTTTCCAATTCCTAAAATTTTCATTGCGTTACTTGAATTAACACATTTTAAATTATCCTGTTGTTTTATATCCATTGATGCAATTGACTGTTTAATTGCTGATAAAATAATTTCTTGTATTAACTCTTGATTAACTTTTATTTCTATAGGACTATTCATTTTTTCTCCTTTCTGCTCACCCCCTCAAAGCAGTACACTAATATCATTTAAAGCTGTGCAAGATAACCTTAGCTTGAAAGGAGGTGATGACAAATTTATTCAGGATTTCTTATCTAGTCTTTTCAAATAAGAAATTCTTTCTTTACGCCATTTTTTAGAAACAACAAGTAAAATATCATCCATTAAAATCCACCAAAAAATAATTTCTTTTAATACTTTCATACTCTACCTCCTAGTCACTTTTGAATAACATTTCTAATTCAATTGAAACACCTAATATTTTTTTTATTTGAATACTTTCTGGCAATGAAAGATGCGTTTTTCCATTAAGTTTATTACCTAATGTTGTAGGTGTCATATTCAACATCATAGCCAATTCATTTCTTGTAATCTTTTTACGTGCCATTTCCGCTTCTAAATTAGGATACATCTTTTTTCACCTCCTAAATCACTATATCTCGTGAATACACATATACATTATCACCATTTTTAGTGATTGTCAATATATAAATCACTATTTTTCGAGAAATATAATAATTATTTTTATAATTGATAATTGTTTTTAGTGATTTAATCTTGATTTTTCGTGATAATAAATATATAATTTTAATTAATCATAGGAGGTGTAAAAAATGGTAGAACAAGAACTTAAAGATTTAATCATTTCAAGATATGGAAGTTTAAAGAAATTTTCAGAAGATATTAACATTGCATGGTCAACGTTAGATGGTGTAATTAAAAGAGGAGTAAACAAAGCGAATATTACAAGTCTTATCAAAATTTGTGAGGGATTAAGCATAGATTGTGAATCACTATATTATGGTCGTATACTCCCTAAACAAGATTTATTAAAAAATGCACCTTTAAATTTAAATGAAGAAAACATCATAAAAAAATACCGTGACCTAGATAATTATGGTAAAGATTTAATTGATACTATATTATTAAAAGAATATGACAGATGTATAAAAGAAACAGAAGAAATATACTATCCAAAGAAATACATTGATAGATTACCAAATATTGCCAGTGCTGGTATCGGTGATTATTTATTAGATGATATTCCTATCGAAAAAATAGGAGTGGATAATGACTGTCAGGCTGATTTTGCTATTGGTATTGATGGTGATAGTATGAGTCCAACTTATGGTCATAATGATGTTGTATTGGTTAAAAGACAAAACACAATTAATATTGGTGAAATTGGTATCTTTATTATTGACGGAGATTGTTTTATTAAAGAATATGCAAGTGACAGATTAATAAGTCACAATAAAGATTATCCAGACAAAATATTTAATGAATGTATGGATATTAGATTAGTTGGTAAGGTTGTAGGAAAGTTAAATTAGTTAAACACACTACAAGTGTTTATATAAATTGAAGGGAGAAAATAAAAATGGGATTATTTGATAAAAAAAAATTAAATAAATTAGCAAACAAAGCAAAGGAAACATTAAAAGATGTATTAGCAGAGCCAACAAAAAATGAGCTTATGGAAATCGAGTATTATATTTCTAGTGCAAGCTATTATCAAAATCAAATTGAAAATGTTGTTTCTTCATTACAATCTATCAATAATAGATATATTATGGAAATATTTTCTAAAGAAAATACAACAATATGGAAATATGATCCATGTAAAATTAAAAATGTTAAATTTGAAAAAGAACCAAATAATGAACATGATAATAACGCAATAAAAATTATTGTTAAAACTGGATTGATAGGAAATGTATTAATTGGATATATTCCACAAGAAGATAATATACAATTCAAAAAATGGTTAAACAGTGGAAAGATATATAATATCAACTTAACAATTTATGGTGGTGAAAATAAAACCATATTAGAAAATAGTGTAATGGAAGATAAAACAAACTATAAAGTAACATTAAAAATATTAGTTAAAAAATAAAATCACATAAAAAACCACCCTACGCCAATAGGATGGTTAGTGTAAGTGATATACCAATATCACTTGCATGATAAAACAATCTCACACGTTTTTATCATGTTCATTTTATCATATTTTTTAATAAAAATCCACATAAGATGAAAGGAGCAATATTATGTCAATCAGGAAAAGACCTAGCAAGAAAGCAAAAAAAGGATATACATTTCAAGTATACTTTGATTATACAAATAGATATGGAATTAAATCTACTTATATTAAAGGTGGATTTATAAGAAAAAAAGATGCAGAAAATCATGAATCATTAAAAAAAGCTGAATTAATTAATACAGGTGATATTAAAAAGATCAATCCTATTACAGTAGATGAAGTATATCAATTATATAAAAAAAGTGCACCATTAAAAAAATCAACTATGCAAATGTATGATAATAAATACAAATTATATGTTGGACCTTTATTTGGTAAATACAAAATTGCATTACTTGACAATTATCTTATTCAACAACAATTTGATACTATAACCACTCTTTCATATGGTTCTAAAGATATTGTATTGAAATTACTAAATAATCTTTTAAAATATGCATACAATAACAAATTTATTCAAGATGAATATAAAGCAAAAATCTTTTTAGGAAAACCTAATCCTAAAAAGATAGAACCTATAGATGATGATGTATTCTTTGAATATCTTGAATATATTAAAAATAGTAGACTTATACATAAAAAAACATGTACTATGGCATTGTGGATCGGATACTATACGGGAATGAGAATTGGAGAGGTTTTTGCTCTTAATGTCAATGATATTGATTTAGTTAATGGAGTTATTCATATTAATAAAACATTGGAATTTGACTACGAAAATAAATCGTTGTATATTTCTAATACAAAGACATTCGAATCTACAGGAAGCATACCTATTGTCGATGAATTAGAAGTCCTCTTAAAAGATTATATTAATAATCATCAATATTCTATCTTGATTTCAACTGATGATGGTAAATATATTAAACCTGGATATTTATCATCTAATATGGCTACTTACTCTAAAAGGACTGGAAAACATATTCATTTTCATATGTTTAGACATGCTATGGCAAGTAGATTATTTGAACATGATGTTAATCCAAAAATAGCTCAACGTGTACTACGTCATGCTAAAATTGAGACAACATTATCTGTTTATACGCATCTAAAAAAGGACATTGAAAAAGAAATAATTAACGATATATTTTATAACAAGTCTGTCAAAAACCTGTCAAAAATAAATTAATAACATCTATCAATTAAAAAAGTTACGATAAAATCAATACTTTTTTTAAAAACAATATAAATAAAATAAACGAATTAGAATTGATTTAGCTAATGTTTTTCGGTATTTTCTAAATATCGTCTAAATATATTTTTAATTCGTTGTAAAAAACACAAAATAATTTTCATATCTTATTGAATATTTATTTATATTATTCTCAACTATGTCAAAAACATGTCAAAAGTCTATCTTAAAATGAACAGATAGGCTTTTTATTTTGTGCACCCTTTCAAATGCTTATATAAATTTAGCAAACTGAAATATATCATTCTTTTCTTCATAATATACACATTCTAATTCTGTATCACCTATTATTATTTTATCATTTTCAATATTAATATCTATATTTTTCTCAATCCATTTAATGACTTTACATAATAATCTAAACTCATCATTGTTTTTTACGGTATATTTATATGTTAAAATGAAAATTAAGTCTTCCTTTGTGTAGCTATCATTGCTTATAATTTTGTCTATCTTATATAATTCTGTCATACAATATCATCCTCATCAACAATATTATATATGACATAAAAATTAAAATAAATAACATTAAAAATATAAAGTAAAACATAAAAAATCTAGCATTTAATATTATAGCTAGATTTTTTTATTAATCTTTTATTTACATAAAGCGATCAATAATAATACTAAAAATATTAATAATCCTATTAATTCAAAAATCTTAAAAATAATCTTGTACATATTGATTTTTTTTGTGAAATGAATATAATTGTAAGTGATGAGGGATTAACCCTCAATCACTTTCATTAATATCATCAGCCAACCAACGATTGATATTAATTTGATTATTAGTAATTCGAGTAGGTCTAGTACTTGAATTACTTTTTTTATATTCTTTTTCACTTCCTAACCTCCTTTCTTTTAAGATTTTTAATTCTCTTCTATCACCTCCCTATGATTATATTATACATTATTTAATTTATATTGTCAACTATTTTATTTCATTATTTAATTTATTTTGTAAATTGTTTTATTATTATTGTAAATTATATAATTTATGTTATAATATTTGTGAGGTGATTATATGAAATATAATAAAATTGAAGCTATATTAAAATTAAAAAATATGACTATGTCTGATTTTGCAAGGTTTAAAAATGTATCCCGACAACAAATTTCAAACAAAAAGAAAAATGATACATTTAGAGCTGATGAACTTATAGAAGTTGCAATACTCACAAAAACTAAACTCGCTTTTGTTGATGAAAACAATCAACCTTTAATTGTATTTGATGAAAATGATATAAAAAAAGACTAGCCACATGGCTAGTCTATTACTTTTAATATTCTATTTTTATTCACAATGTATAATTGTCTATCTTTTTGAGATTGTAATATATAATCTTCTTTACACTCATCAAAGATAACAAAGATTTCATTTGGCACTGTTTCTTTTGTATCTTCATCTTTTGTGTACGGTTTTAGGATGACTCTCATTTCTTAAGTTTGCCTTTTTTAGCAAGATCTATTAATGCTAAATTCTGCTTTTCTGTACCTTTATAAGAATAATAACCATTTTTCTTTGCAACTGGTGTTCTTCTTGCAACTGATCCATTAGGAGCTCCTACTGATTTAAATACTTCATCAATCTTGTTAGATTTACCAGTATACTTCTTATAATAAGATACAGTTGTTTTAACATCATATAAAGGTCTTCCATAACCTAATATTTTTGAATTGTTAATAACATATGATTTCTTTGCAACTCCTCCACCATTGTCAACTACTCCGCTTGCTCCTGATGTATTACCCTCAACGGTGTATATTTTATTGTCTTTTATTTGATAGACAATTGCAATATGATTAGCACCACTATGTCTAGAGCCACTAAAGAATACTATATCTCCTATCTTTGGATTTTTAGTATAATATCTTTTGTTTTTTATAAACTTCTGTCTAATTGTTTCACAAGAAGCTGAATATGTACCTAGAACTTTTTTACCTGTTTCTGTTCCATATGCTTTATAGAAAATCCAACTAATAAACATTGCACACCAATACGCAGGGTTCATACCAAACCATTTCCCATATTTTGTATAGTTTTTTGTACCAGCATTAGCTGTTTTTGAATTTAAATCTTTATTAGATTTCTTTTCTAAATATCCAACCTCAGCAGCTGCGATTGCAATAACTGATTCAACATAACATTTTGACATAATCTTTTCCTCCTAACATTCAATACGCTTGTTTTCCCATTTCTTGTATGCATCAAAATATAATTCCTTCTTATCTCCGTTGTAAGTAATTTCATAGTACATACCATCAAATAAAGTTGTAGATAATAAAGCCTTATTGTTTTGCAACGTTTTACAGCACCAAACCATAAATACATCATCAATTGTTATTTCTTTATGATCTGATTTATCCAAATGTTCATTAGTATACTTAACAACTTCTTTTTTACATAATTCAGTAAATTCTTTTTCATTCATTTTGTTTTCCTCCTTAAACAAGAACAGTGCAATTAAGCACTATTCTTCATTTTCTAATAATTTTGTTGGTACTTCATTAGTTAATTGTGTTAATAGTTTTTCTAACTTATCTTTTAACCATAAAGGCATTGGAATACCAATTAAATACATATTCTTTAAGATTGAAATAGCTTCATATAAGATGAAGAACAATCCAAAGAATTCTAACATTCCTATCTTTTCTAATCCTATAATAGCTAAATACTCTTTAGGTACAAATCCAACAACATTAATATGTACCGTTAAATCTGCAACAAATAAGAACAGAATAGAAAAGATCATTCCTACTTTCCTGATTCCCCCATCTATTCCAAAACTACTATTAAAAGCATGTTCTTTTAATGCTCTTAACACTCCGAAAAAAGTATCAAACATGATACACCAAACAACAATCAAAACAACAACATTTGAGCTTAACGCTCCATAAATGACATTAAAAATATTTTCCATTTCTATTTTTCCTCCTCTTCAAAATCAATCATAAATTCAATAGAATCTAATTCTAACGGACTCAATCCAGCTTTGTTAATATCTACTAATGATACTTTCTTAATTTGAATATCTACATCTTCATTTAATAATTTCCCTAATTCTTCATTTAATTGAATTTCTTTTTCTGTAGACATAATGTACTTGTTATCTTTAATAATTGGTTTACCTTCTTTATCTTTATCTGCATACTCTTCACACATTTTTGTACGTGTATCGTTGTATGTTTTGATTTCTTCTAATATAGCCTTAATATTCTTAGAAATACGATAAGCAGTAATACTAGATAATCCCTTTGTATTTCCTAATGTTCCTAGTGCTCTTTCTGCATTAATTAATTGTAATAACTTCATTTAAATTGTTCCTCCTAATAAATTGTTATCTCTTAAAACTTGTCTTAAATACATATTCTCTTTTTCTAATTGTTGTATACGATATTCATGGTCTTGTTCCATTAAAATTGTATAAGGAATTAACTCTGTATAATTGATACCCCAACTCAATTGAGAATCATCAATATCCTCACCATAATAAGGTTTTTCATTTTCATCATCAATGATACTAGCTTGGACCATAGATAAATCACCAACATCTAAATCATTGATATGTTTTGCTAATGTTTGAGCCCCTAATCCTATATGAATACGTTTACCTGTATCTTCTTGACCGTTTCTTCTGTATGCAATAGGCTCTAATCCCATAATAAAATCTTTCACTTTAAAATCAAAATTTTTAATAACATCTTTGTTTTTTAAATCTGAATTAGTAATAGCATTTGTAAAAAAAGCTGTGTTCCATCTCATAGAAATTGTTCCAAGATAGGCTCCACCATTCACTGAAGGTCTAAAAACCGTTCTAGAATCTGTTGTATTTTCTCTAAATAATTGAATAGTTGTTCCATTATTAGATGTAAAATTGATACCACCATAGCCTATTGCTGAACCTATTATAGTGCCCCTAGTAGTGTTTGAACTTTGATTTTCTCTTAAATTTAAATAATTATTAAAAAATGTTTGATGTCTAAAAGTAACATTACCATTACCATTACTTATTGAAATTGGTCTTAAATTACTGTAACTACCATATACATCATCTCTATTTGTTACCATAAACCATGTATCTGTACCATCATTTCTAATAAAAAAGCCATAATTACCAGCTATTGCTCTAAACTGACAATATCCACTATAACCCAAAGATGATACTACTACTTCTCCGTTATGGACGTTTAAATTTCCACCATAAACAGATAAATTTTTTTCATTAAAACAAGCGATACGAATATCAAAATCTGTTCCTGTTGAACGATGTAAATCTATATACCCGTTATAAATTTCAATTCCACCATCGTTGTTACAATTATAGTATATTTTATTTGTATAATTACCAATTTCAAAACTTGTTCCATCAACAAATATACCAGTATTAGATATAGTTGTTGTACCTTCTGTGTTGCTTAAATTTATCTCATCAGCTCCTATTTGAGTAAATCTATTAGTAGATTTAAATTCCAACAACTGATTAGACAACATAGCATATTGTTCAGGTGCTTCGCTACCCGTATCAAGAAAACTTGTAAACCATCCATCTTCATCAAAGTACCAGCTACCTATATGACTGTTCTTGCCAGTCCCTGTCATGTAGAACCCTTGTCCAAGGGAAATATAATCAGTACCTATATGGACGTTTTTATCTGGATCTTCTTTCAGTATCTTTATAGATATTTGTCTTGAATATGATGAAAGTATATAATTATCATCTATAATTCCTAGCTTCTTGAATATCTTAAATAATATATCAGATATATCAGCATTAGAATCCGTTTCATTTTCTAGAAAGTTTTTTGGTAAATATACTTCTAATCTTATACCTGTTATCAAGGTTATATATTTTCTTCCCTCAGTTGTTCCAGAACCTGTAGATCTTCCTGTTGGATTAAGTTCAAATCTTACATTTCCAAATCTTAAATTATTTTGCAATAAATCAATTTTTATTCCATCAGCACTATCATTTATATTTTTGAAATACAAACAAAAATTGTCTATATTCACATTAGATACTGTGTATTCACCACTTTTTATAAGATTATAAAATTCTGTATCTGTATCTTCATAAAAACGTTTGCTTTCACAATTAAAATGACTATCAAATACTTCTGATGTATAAATGATATAATGATTTGTACCAAATGTTGTTTGTATATATTTCGCTCGACTTTCGTCAAGTGAACTTTCATTTCCACTTTTTTCAGTTTCGATCTTAATATAACTAACACCGTTAATACCATTTTTATTGATGAGAAAGTTGTTATCTTCATCTCCAATATAAATGTTATTCAATTCTCCACTGGTAGCATTAATAACACCATTAAATTCTCCGTTCATGGCTTTCATATTACCCAAATTATCAACCATAAATCTATCATTGATATTGATACTACCTCCTGTAATATCTCCTAGATTAGAAGTCAATGCACTTAACTTATTTACATTTATCTTATCAGCAGTTACACTATTGGCCACAATATTTGTACCATCTAAATACTTCTGATAGACTTCATCAGTTAGCTGTTCTTCTGTAAGATGTCCACCTTCAGCATTCATTCTATAATACAAACCATCTAGTCCAGTTAATACCAAACTATCTGCAACAATTGTATTAGCTTTGATTAGATCCCCGTTGAATTTCACAGAAGTTAATTCGTAAAGAATACCTTCTTCTCCTGTGACCTTTTCAAACACTCCACTTTTTGCAAAGAGATTATCAACATATTCAGTTCCAACATTAGACAGATCTATTCTTGCGTAGGTAGCGTTTAAATCACCTACTTCAAGATTATCAATTGTTCCTTTAATGGCTTTTAAAGTTTCGGCAGAAACATAGGTAAATTCTGCATTTTTTCCTTTAAGGTTTTCAATTTCAGCGTTAATTGCATCTAAATCTTCCGCAGATATATTCTCAAATTCACCTACTTTGGACTTAATGTTATCTATATCAGCAGTAAGAGCTTTTATCTCGTTAGCTGACACATAATCTAATTCACTATATTTAGCCTTTAGTTTTTCAATATCAGCATTAATAATATCAGCATTTTCAATATTAGCAGTCTTAGATTGTAAATTATCTATAATACCATTAATAACATCTAATTCATCTGCAACAACCCTATGAGCAAGTAATTTACCTGTTTCAATAACCTTTTCATTAACTTGTAAGAGTTCTTTATCAGAAGCAGACGGAGAAGAAAGATTTCCCATAACAATCGCTGAATGATTTTCAATTGTAGTGAGAACTCTTTCACCGTCTTTTACTTTTGCAACAGTTGATATTGGAGTGAGTACATTCGAACCATCCAGACTCACATATTTTCTATCATTAATAATTTTTACAGTTCCATATAGATATTTATTTTCATCTTGATTTGTTGAATCGTTTGTTAATTCAGCAAACTCTTTTAATACAGAATCTTTTAATATCATATCATCACCCCTTCCATAATCTTTCAGTGTAAATAGCTTTTTCTTCCACAACACAACCAGTTTCACATTTGATTGACTGACTTATAACTTTAGCTTTTACATTGACAATACCTGCTCTTTTATAATTTAAAAGTACACAATCACCAACTATAACAGGACAATATCCATGTGAATAACTGATTGTATGCTCCAAGCATGATTTATCTCTTAATACCTGTTTTGCATATTCATCTAAATATGCCTGATTAGCTTCACCATACAATGAAGGATTTTCTTCTCTATATATAACCTTTCTACCTCTGTTTGCTATAGATACAGGACTATTCACGTCATTATTTTCAACACGTGAAATTAAATAGCCACTTTCTGTTGAACTTACTATTTCAACAACATTAGGAATATCAAACGTGTCATTATCATCTTCTATAGATGGATATAATATAGAACTATTATCATCTGTATATTTATATTTGGGTGATAATGATGCTATATCCTGTTCAGGAGCAAAAAGCACTCTTCCCATTTCATCTAGATTAAATTTAAATTTTGCATTTGCTATAAAAGAAGATAAAAAAGACAGCCATGTGTCTTTCTTATCTGCTATATAGTTGTTATTAATAGTTTGTTGATGTGTAGGTTTAACAACAGGAGCTCTTATATGTTCTTGGCACAAATTATAAGCAGTTTCCATGATTTGTTGGTCTTTTATAATAGAATATCCAATTGGTGGCATATCTGTTTTTAATTCTATTAATGGAGTATATGCATCTATATTAATGTCATAAATTTTTCCATCAAAACTTGTAGATGGTGTCTGTGCAAGAAAAGTACCTAATACTATCTTTTCTTCTTCATCTTTTTGAGTTGCAATCAGGTAAACCCTTATATAACATTCGTTGAGTATATCTGTTGATTTAAATTTAGCCGAACCAAGAGTCTCATCTGATTCATTACGATTGATTGTACAAGATTCAATTGTTGTAATAATATCCATATCTGCCCATGTATTCGGATCTACAATATAAAATTCATATGTTTGTTTCATGGATTCATTCCAATTAATCATCAGATACCACCTTCTACTCTCTCAATACTAAATGATACTGGAATAACTGCACTACTATGTTTAATATCAATAGAAACATCAACCTTTGCCCAATATCCATTCCCAGATGGCTCTCTAACATAAACATCTCCTAACCATACTGCTAATTTACGTATTAAATTAAGTGTCTCAATATCACTTTTAAGTATAGCAGTAGACCATGAAGCACTTTCGCCTGTCTGAGTACCATAATAACTTACTGGATTCTTACGACCAATATACTCAATCAATGATACATCATTTTTATGGCTTTCATTTATATCAATGTTATACGGAAGATATAATATCATTCTTTCAAAATTGACATCTACAGGATAATCCTCACCTTGTGCATTTTCATCTTCATATTCTAATTGTTTATAACTTTCATCCCAAGTTATAACAATAGCATTTTCTAATACGGGTTCAGGTGGTATATCCTCGTAAGAAATAGTGCTTGTTGATTTGCTTCTCGCAACTATACGATACCTTGCATAATTCAATGATGGATGTGGATCAATAACTGTAATCACTCCATTGTTTTCTAAGTCTGTTGCAATCTCTACAATGTTACCATTAGTTTCTTTTCTATAAACTGATAAAGTAACATCTGTATCAAGTTCTCCTTCATCATTTTCACAACGAGGATTGATCATTGCTATTAGCTCATCATTATCTATAGAAACAGTTCCATCTGGTGTTGGTATCTCATCATCCCATGAAACTTCAAAAGTATCTGATGTTTCTACTGTCATACCAGAACTCATGGATACAATAACAGTAACTGTGTATCTTTGATTGTTTTCAAGTGTTATATTTGACGGTAATAGCTCAATATCAAAAGGATTAGCTTTTGTTATAAATGTTTCTGATAAAACATCATCTCCTGCATTAATATTAACTGTTTCACCATCAACATCTTCATGATCATAAGAATTCATTGCTTTGATATTCATATGATAGCTTATTGGTATTTGAGTAATAGGTGCTGGTGTACATCTAACAATATATGGAAAGTGTGTTAAAATCCCAGTACCATCACCCAATAATATATCAATTGTTGGTTTAGCATAAACATCTATAGACCTTTGAATAGACCAATTACTATACTCTGCTATAATTCCTTTTGTACGAACTCTCCACAATAATTTAGAACCATCTACACAGTTATATGATGATAAATTAATCGTTCTAGAATAAATAGGATTATCCTCACCAGATTGATTAGATGTATCAACATTAATAGTGTATTTTCTTCCACTTACTTCAATTTCAATGGTAGCAGCAGTCTGATTAGAACCATCTTCTGAGTTATGTGTCCAATATAAAGTTACACTATCACCAACATTTGCAGTTGTCGTTAAAGTCCATGTTGTAGGAGCTGATGGCTTAGTGCCTAATACTGTAGATTTAACAGATGACCAACCAGATTCACCTATGCTGTTTTTTGCTCTTACTCTAAAATAATATATTCCACTTGAATCAAGACCTGTAATATAAATTACATTTGATTTTGAGAATGTTTTTGAAGTTGTTTCAGATGAAGTGTCAAAATACTTTAATTGAGTTGTATACTCAATTTCATATTCATCTGCTAAAACTCCTCCACCCAAAGTTAATTTTACAGAAGAAGAAGTATCAGGCACACAAAACAGAATAGATGGATTTGTAGGTGTAGTCATGATTTCATCTGTATATTCAGTCCATGCACTATACTTTTCTTTGGTTTCATCTTCAACAATAGTCGCTGTCATAGATGCCATCCCACCTGGTCCTTCAACTCCTGTCGCATTTCCCGTGTATGTATTAATGGCTCTGCATTTTACTTTATATTTACATCCAGGTGATAGTGATTTAACTAATTCTGCTTTTTGGTGACTAACTTTTACCTTAGTGTTTGAACTTGTTTTGTTCGTTATATTGTATAAATAAAACTGAACTTTATTTGTCAATATAGTTGCAGATTGTTCAACTATATCATTTGCTGTCATAGTAAGTTTGTTATCTTTACTTATACTTACACTTGGTATTTTAGGAACATCTGGCTTAATAACCGATAAATCCATTGTATAAGTCACTGCACTACCCGAGAAATAGGATTTAGTGACTTCCTTAGTTGTTTTCTTTCCTTTTTTATCTTTTACAGTCTTTTTTTCTTTATATGTAGTAGATACAGGTGTAACTTTACATCTAATCTTGATAGCATTGGAAGGAATACTATATGTAGAGTTTGTTGCTTTTGAATTAGAACTAGATCCCCCAAAATTAACTCCATTACCCGTTGTATACATCCATACCACTTTAAATTCTTTTAAATGCTTTGTGTATTTGGAAGCAAGGTTCCATTTTGCATATGCAGTTTTTCTATCTGTTCCAGATTGAAAATTAACGGTTAAACCAGTTACATTTGCCATATTAAACCCTTCTTTCTACCTTTACAGCTCTAACAATTTCTTTCATAGCGCTTGAAATGTTGCTTCCATCATCATATGTAATACCATTAATCGCATATGAAGTTGTTGGTCTAGACATAATATCATCACGTAATCCATTGATAGCTTTTGTTAATTGTGAATTGTCTGATTGAATTCCTTTTGTCGAAATACTGAAATCACTATCAATCATACCAAAAGTTTCATTATTTAATTCATTCATAGCTTTTCTTACAGGGTTCAAATTGTTTTCTACACCTATTGCCAAACCTAATGGCAACATTTTACCAACTTCTTTTTCGAATACTTTTGAAGGAGAATGTATACCAAAGAAATCTTTGATACCACTTAAAATAGAATCTCCAAACCCTTGTATTTTACCTATAATCCAATCTGTCATATCACTAATACCATTCCATAAACCTTTTACTAAATCTTTACCGATATTCAACAAATTAGATGGTAAGTCATTAAACCATTTAATGACAGCATCAAATATACCCTTTGCAGAAGATCCTATAAAACTAACCATCCCTTTAATTCCTTTACCAAAGAACCTAATGATTTTACCACCCAAACTCAACCAATCAAATGCTTGAATAACACTTACGATCGCAGTAATAATCTTAGGAATATTAGCTATTACTGTAGGGATAGCGTTTATAATTCCCATTACAAATTTTTTGATTAATTCAAAACCTTTTATAAGTATTGTTGGCATATTATCATTGATAATATTAGCAAATGTTGTAATGATTTGAGGTAACTGTGAAATTAATACAGGTAATCCATTAATGATCCCATCCACAAGATTTCCTAACATCTCAAAACCTTTATCTATTAAAGTAGGTGCTTGCTCTGCTAAATAATCTGCAAATTGTTGAATCATTGGTAATGCTGTTGATAGAAATTGAGGTATACCATTTACTAAACCTTGTGATAAATTCACAAGCATGTTCATACCTTCTGTTAAAAGTTGAGGTCCTAACGTTGATATGATTGTAGGTATCTGTGTAAAGATATTTCCAATCATAGGTATTAAATTCCCAAAAAGAAAAGTACCTGCGGTTGATACTAAATTCTGTAATGATGGAACTATGTTTTCTCCTAATGCTAAGTTTCCTAAAAAGTCAGTAAAAGATGCTTTCATTGAAGCAAACGATCCTAGTAGAGTTGATTCAGCTTCTTTTGATGTTGTTCCTGTAATCCCCAGTTCCCCTTGAACTGCATGTATTGCAGAGTACACATCATTTAAGTTATTAATATCATATTTGACACCTGTTAATTTTTGAGCATCTGTTAATAACCTTTGCATTTCTGTTTTAGTTCCACCATATCCTAATTTTAAGTTGTCTAGCATTGTATAGTTTTGTTTTGCAAATCCCTGATATGCATTTTGAATATCCTGTATATTAGTTCCCATTTTATTTGAGTTGTCAGACATATCTACAATAGCTTGATTAGCAGCATCAGCTGCTTTATTAGTATCTCCTCCAACTGATTTAATTAATGATGCACTGAAGCTCGTAACTTGTTCCATATACGAATTAGCAGACATACCAGCATTCTTATATGCTTGATTAGCATATTCTTTCATCTTGTCTGCACTACCTTTAAAAAGTGTTTCAATACCACCTAAAGATTGCTGTAGGTTAGCAGCTTCAGATATAGTAGCTGATAATGCTTTTCCTATTCCAGCAGCAGCAATAGCTCCTTTCACTTTTGAAACAATTGAACTTCCTGTTTTACTACCTGCTTCATCCGCTTCTCCACTTAGAACATCAGATATACTCCCTTTAATCCCATCAGCAGATGGGATAATCTGTACATAAGCTTTTGCTAATTCCATTAGACTACCTCCTTTCCTAAAATTCTCTGTTTCATAACTTCAAAATCCTCGCCAGTATCAAATGCTATGATGTCATTTTCTTCTGTGATATTTAATAATTTAGAAGTAATAGAAAGCGGTCTATTTCTTCCTTTAATTCCATCTTCTGTTTTCGCCCACACAAGATATGACAATCTATCTACAACACTAGATAAAAGAAGAGTATTTAATGGTTGTTTAGCGTTACTCATCTTCAATTTAATTCGGCTATCATCATTAAGATGGACAGAAAAAAGAGCTACCTTTGAAACCGGTAACTCTCTATAGTCATATATATTGTATGTTTGAGCTAAATCACATTCTAGTAAATCACTGTCATAGTTCAACATACCAGCAAGGATCATTAGTTTTTTACTTTTTTATTAGTTTGCATAATATCATCTAGTTCTTTTTGCATAACTGTTGCAGATACTCTTCCAACAGTCTTTTTTATATGGTTTTTAAGCTTAGTATATTGCTTATCACCTAATAGTTTTTTAGCTGCATCAACTAGATAATGAGGGTTTCCATCATCTATTTTCCTAAGAATCTCTAACAATTCCCAGTCATCTAATGTTTCATCTGTTATCGTGTAATAGAAGCCTGTTCTTGTTTTCCCTTTAATCATTAGCAGCCCCTCCCTTGACGATATATTCATAATGTGTATTTCCTTCATCATCTGGAGAAGCATCTATTGTTAATTCATATCCAATAGCTCCTTCATCTCCATATTCAACTTCTCCAATTTCTGAAATACTTGCATTTGGTATAACAATTCTTTTGATAATACCACCTTTTAAAATCATTTCAGCAACCCATGAACTTTGTTCTAATTCTTTTGAATTAGCTTTAACTGTAATACCTGTATCTACTGTACCAGTTACATTCTCATCACCATAAATTGTTTTTAATACATCAGGATTAATAGACTCAATTAGTTTAAAAGTAAATGTATCTTCTTTACCACTTTGAACAACTAACACAACATCTCCACCCCAAGCCTTAATTTTTTCTGCTTCAGGTGAATTAGTATTTTTTAATCCATCTTCACTAATATAACCTAATGATTTAAAAGTCTCATCTAATTTATCAGTAGCATTAGTTGGTAATGTTGTACCTTTTACTGCTCTTGATATTGCACCACCGATTTTTGGCTTACCCGCTGATACATAATCTGTTTTACTCATTTATATGATCCTCCTTAATAATGAACTAATTCATATATCGCATGATAACGATATTGTTTTTTGTTTGTATCTGTATAATTATAGTCATTTTCTAATTTGACTTTTGATATAGAGTCTAAAATAACAATGTTACTCATTGCTTTTTTGACTTCTTCATTCAATAATGCTGATTGATACAATGATTCAGCATGTGACTGAATAGCAATAGTAGAAGTATTAATATAATTAGTCGTACTACTTCCTATCTTTTCTAACAAAATATATCTTTGAACTGTTTTTTCTTGTTTTTCCATATAGACAGGTACATCTAACACACTATTAAGATAATTTAATAAAATAATTTCTATCATATTATCCTTTCAATGCTTTTATAATAGAATAATTTTCTTTTGCTTCTTTAATAGTTTTTCTAGTTGTTGCTCTTATAGAAGCATTAACCCTGTTCTTACCTGTATATGATGTAACTTCATAACCTTCACCTAATGAAGATTGTGTTTGAGTTGCTAATTGAGTACATATACTTTTAAGTTCATTAGATCTTAATAATTCTCGTACACCATTTTCATTAAGCTCAATCTTTAATTTAGCCATATCTCTCAACCATCACCTTTTTATTCCATCCTAATGGTATATTTTCATCTATCCCTTGGATAGTGAATCCAAAAACAAGCCAATCAGTTCCAAAGAAATTAATTTTTTTATTTTCCCATAAATGATTATCATCTTTAGGAATTGCTAATGTATAAATTGCCTTTTTTCCAACTAAATCAGTTGATGTGACAATATCATCTGTTGTTGAAGGACTAACCAATACATTATTAACCATGATTTCTTTATATTCATAAACAGGCTGATTAAATGCATCTTTTCCTGTTTCAATCTTGTCATATAATATAACTGGTATTCCTTTAATCATTCCCATATAAATCAATCACTCCTATTTGTTGCCTTCTTAGTCCTAATCTTGCTAGTTCTGACTTTTTGATAAACAAGCCACCACCAGGAACTAAGAATGTACCACTTACTGAATAACCTAGTGCTGATTCAGACATTTGAGACATTGGTTCTTGATCTGTTGATGTCATTAGTGCTCTCGCAACGACATCAACTGTCACACTTTTAGCTACCTCTAAAAGAAATTCATCTTTAGCAATCATTTCATCTAGATTTTTATGAACTTTTTTTGCTTCATAACGTAAAGAAGCCGAAACAGTTTTTAATAATGCTTCGGCTTTCTTTTTTTCAGTTTCTTTTAAAGGTCTCCACAACAATTCTAAATCATCTAATGTTGCGAAAGGTTCCATTTTTATTCACCAGCTTTGACAACTCTAGCAAATGCTTTTTCATCCATGATTGACCATCCTAAATAAACCTCAGAACGGATAAATACTTGGTTGTGACCTTTTAAATCTTTTCCAGTATTATCTGGGTCGCCATATGGGATAATGTCCATTAAAATTTCTTTAGTAATACCATATTTAAAATATTTAGCAAAATCGCCAATAATGACTAAATCACTAGAATCGTTAAATGATACAGTTGAATTAACATCTACAGGTAATCCTTTTAATGTTGAGACAGTATTACCCCATCCTAATTCTGGGAATTTAGCAGTACCATTCTTGTATTCTAATTCACTTAATGCTGTTCTGTATGCCTTAGACATTGCAAAACCAGTTACATCATAGCAATCATAATCATCAAATTCAGCAATTGCTTTATTAATATCTTTATCTTCTTCTCCTTTGGTTGTAACAACTGTTTGAGTTCCTGCATCAAAATGATTAGTACCGATTAATGTTGAAGCTGTACCAGTTCTGGGATTAATTCCATGCATAGCCATAATATCTAAACCTCTAGCTACTTTTGCAGCAAATCCCTCATTGAATGCTTTTAAGATTTCAATTTTCTTTTCTTCACTTGCATACATAAATTCATCACTTACTCTAATACCATATTCAACTTTTAAAGGTACCATAGTCTTTGAAGCTAATCCTGCTGATCCTCTTGTTTTTGCTTCTGATTCTCCGACAATGTTTACTTCATCATCCATTGTGAATTCCATAATCTCTTTACCAGTAAAAGGTAAAGGTTCTGCGTTTGCTAATTTAGCCAATGAAGAGTGTCCTCTTACTTTTGTGAATAAGTCTGTTACTAATTCAGGTGTATAAATTGTTTTATAATTTTTAATTTCTAATACGTCTGCCATTTTTTAATCCTCCTATAAATTTTTAAGCATCTGTCTATATCCTTCATTTAACTTCGCCTTATCCAAATCATCTTTTGTATAAACTGGATCCGGTGAATATAAAGGTGTTTTTTTCTTGTTTGAGGCAAAACCAGATAAGATTTTTGCATCTTCTCTAATTTCATCTTCAGTAGTTCCCTTTAATCTGTCTTTAAGTTCTAAAGGGATACCCATATCAATTGCTACTCTCGTTTTTACCGAGTCGGACTCGTATTTAGCAATCTTCTTTTTGTAATCATTAATTTGATTATCAAAGTCTGCATATTGACTTGCTTTTTCTTGAATAGATGTATTTAATCCATCAATTTGTTTTTGATAATCAGCTTTGATTTTTTCTAGATCATCTGGTGAAGTGTATTTTTCATACTTCTTAAATTCACGTCCTAATCTCTCTTTGATTCTTTCATTAAATTCTTCTTGTGTTGTAATTGGGTTAAATTCTTCCATTTCTTTTTCCTCCTAATTAACCGCTTAGTGTACGTAATTTTTTATATTAAAAAAGCCACTTTATAAAAAAGTGACTTTTCTAATAACTGATTTGTTGTTTCTTTTTTTCTTTGGTAGAAACACATAACCAATGAGCAAGAATAACACTATCCATTAATGCTATTTCTCGTTCTTCGTTTAATGTCTTATATCCAAAACCTCCATTTGTACCAATTGCTCTTTTTTCACAATTAGATATAACTTTAGTCAATGATGATTGATTGTTATGACATATACTTTTAGATGATAATACTGCCTGTTCAAAAAGATTGTTTGCGACAATGACCTCTTTTACCGTTGGTAATATAGGTTTTAATTTTATTCCATACTCTTTGATGTCATCACACAATACATCTTGTGCCCCAGCACCATCAATAGCAACCCTTGCAATATCTGCGTGTTTCAAAAAATCAACAATCCATAAATTACCGTTTCTTTTGCTTTGACAGTCAATAGATTCTACAAATATCTTCTTATCAACTTTAGTCGCAATGGACATAGCTATATTAGTACCATCACGTCCATATTTAATTCCTACAAACAGTTTCTTTGTAAACCTAGGTATCTTATTAATTTTTAAAGATGTCCATTCAGTTTCTGTAATAGCTGATTTTTGAGAATAAGAAAGCCAATGTCCTAAACGCTGAATATTAAAGTCAACATCATCTGTTGTGTCTTCGTTTTCAATAACCCTTTCAGTAAGACCTTGTCCTAAAGAAGGATTTGTTTCATACCATGCATCCTTATCTTTAGGATCATGAAGTTTTTCAACTGACCATTCAGCCCAACCAGTATTTTTAGATTGACCAGATAAAACCTTATCTCTAACCTTTTGAAATACTGTTCCATGAGAAATTGCTGTCGGTGGTGTACCTAACATAATAATCTGTGGATTTTCACTTGCAGAAATAACATACTTTAGAGCCGATTCCTGATCTATCGTATATTCTTGTGCTTCATCTATGATTAATAAATCATAACCTTCTCCAAGTCCACCATTATTTGAACGAGTACGAAAATTAACAGTATGTGTCAGCTTTCTTGACTTACCATTTTCATCTTTCAATCTTATGTTTTCTTGACCTTTAGCTTTTACAGAATCGTATTTTATTTCTGCACAGTCAAGAAGATAAGTTACTGTTTCCCACACGGCATGAGCAGTTGAAATCAAATGAGCTGTGTATAATATCTTTTCTCCATGCGTTAATCCCCACATGATACGCATAATAACATCTTCTGTTTTACCATTTCTTCTAGGTACTGCATACCCATATGTTGAATGAACCCATAAATTATCATCACCAACTGCCATAATGTCATAAATCATTATTTCTTGCCATTCTCTCGCAGTTCTACCTGTTTTATTGTAAATATCAATAGCTTCTTGTCCTTTGGTTTTGTTATAAGGCAACACTAATGAGGTTGTAGGAGTTTGTCTGCCAATTTTTTTTGGCTCCATATCCTACCTCCTGTTTTTTAATATTTTAGACGTCACAATCAATGGACATCACCTCCATATTTTTTATAAAATAAAAACCGACAAAATGTCGGTTTAGCTATTAATATATAATTCATATTTATCTTTTATATCTTGAGGAGTGCCTTTTTTAAATTTAGTTTTACCAGTTTCTATATCGACATATAACCAAGGAACTACTTCATTTTCATAAATTTCTCTAAGTTTTTTTTGTCCTTTAGTAGGATTAACCATCATAATTTAACACCTCCATTACTAAATTATATAGAAATTCCTCTTTTATCTTACCTTGTTTGTACAATACATTAACATCTGCAATCAGCTCATTTAATGAACTAGCTTTTTCAAGCTTATCATCTGCATTTCTACTAACATATCTCTTTACATATAGTATATCACTATTTTTTTGATTTACAACATACTTTCTTAATTTTTCTTCTAATTCTTCTTTTGCTCTGTCAATACTAATACCATATTTTTTTTGATATCTTTTTATTGCATCCCAATGTCTTTTATGACCACCTAGTTCATGATTTAAAATATCTTCAATAGTCATTGAAGGAAAGTATGTTCTATCAACAAGTGAAGAAAATTTTAAAGGATTTATTAATTCTTCACTAATATAAAGATTATTTTTGACATGATCATAACTTGCTATTCCTTGTAATGCTTTATTCTTTACAACAATGATTTTACTTACGTCTCCATATTGTTTTGATTGATTTATCATTTTATCAAGTAATTCACTCATTTTTTGAGCATTCTTTGTATTAGTCTGACAATATATATTTTTATATTTGTCATTCTTATATGTAATTAAATGACCTTTACTTTTTCTTGTATCAATATCAAAAATTGTTTTTCTTCCCATTTTGTCAGAGTTTAAAACAATATCTTTTTTATATATTATTTTCTTTGACCAAACATCTTGTACCTTTTTAGAACCATCTGACGGGTCATAAACAACGACACAATCACAATTTGCATGACGTCTAAAAACATCATTTCTTGTATTGCTTACATCTGCATAATCATATACTCCTGCAAGATTTTGACACCATTTACAAGTCTTACCACTTGTTCTTCTAATAATCTTAGGACTAAGTCCACTTTTAAAATGTAAATCAGCATTTTCTTTGACTGAATCATCAACTATACTTTTAGCATTTGTACTTAACGATTGAAGAAAGCTCTTTTCTCTTTCGCTGTATTTATTAGCATTAGAAATATAATTGATAATACCATCTGTTTTTTCTTGTTTATATGTTGGTTTTATTCCTTTTATTCCAATCTTTGCTTTTTGATTAAGTGAAGTTTGAACTGCTGCACAATGTGAAGCTATTGCTTTATAATTTTCTTTACACATTGGTTCTATAAGTGATTTTGCTATATTGTAATACATTTTACTATCTGGCAATACTTCGTCACTTATATTCTCTTGAAATGCCTTAGATAAACATTTACCTAATTCTTTTGAGTATTTCAACATATCCTCATAATCTGCATTCCCTTTTTTTATCTTGCTTGTAATTTCTTTTATAAGCTGATTTGAAGAGATTTCTTTTTCATAGGTATTTTTTATTGCATTGAGTAGTTTTGGTGTTATATCATCCATTATTCTTCCTCAACAGTATCTTCAAATTCAATAGGATTTTCTTCTACTTGATTGTTCATGTTCATGTCTACATTTTCATCATAGTCAATACCTGTTAAATCTCTTAAATTCTCTTTACCAAAATAACTTGGTACTGCTTGATTGATTTTAACTGCTCCATCACCAATAATTGATAAAGCTGATGAATCAGGTTCAAATAACGGTTCCCATTTTGGCTTTGTTAAATAAATTTGATTTCTTAAATATAGATAATTATCCCTTATACATGCAGCTAAATAACCAGCATTTAAAAAACCAGACCCAAATGTCTTTTGTGCTTTTCTAGCAATCAACCTTAGATTCTCATGTTGAGCTTTTATAGCTTCTACACTAGATGGATTTTCCGTAGAAAAACCTAAATCGTCTAGTGTTAATCCAGTTTCACCAGCAAATAATGAAGCAAACATTTTTAATTGATCAATATAAGGTGCCATTGATTGTTGCTGAAATTGTCCTACTGTTGGACTATCGCCATCTTCATCTTTACTTATCTGAATCATTGATGATATTGTAGCTTTCCATTTTTCTAATTTTTCTGCATCTTTATCCATACCTAATATGTATTTTTGAGGGAAAGAATAAAACTCAGCTGATATTTCTGAACGTTTTAAAGTTCTAAGAGCACTTTGTTGAATATTCATACATGCCCTAGATATTCTCGAATGTCCAAATGGTCTTTTTGGATCAGGTCTATATATAATTGGTACCAGTAAAGGATATGGAGCAATATTTCTTTCTGAATAAGGTTCTGTATTTTTTTCGTAATATATTGTTTCTTCTTTTGTAAAATACGCTTCTTTTGTTGGTTTATCGTGAATGTCAGTTTCTAATATTGCATAACCTTCAATCAACATATTTGTAACTGGATCAATTATCCCTGTTGCTTTCCTTCCGTCAATAACTTGCATAATTGGATAACCATCATCATTTTTAGATATGTATATGAATGAACAAGATGTAATTAAAGCTGAAATGATTGCGCTATTAAAAAGAATATCAGGATTATTCATATTATAAATCTCATTCATTTCAAATATATCATTGTCAAATTCTCTAAACGACAATCTATCTGCTAATGTGTCAACAGCCTTTGAACACCATCCTAAACATTCCTTTAACCAAAAAAATTCTTTTGGTATAACGGTATTAAATTCTATCATACTATTTTTCATTTCAT